TGATTCTAACTCTTGTGCTTTAGCACCAAGTAGTATAAATATTAATCCTGAATTTGTAAGACTTAACATATCTAATGTATACATTATAAAGTCTTTCCATATATCATAATGTGTTCCCACTTTATCTATTTGTGTAGTGAGAGCTGTGTTTAAAAGAAGCACACCTTGTCTTGACCATCTAGATAAATCTAAATCATGTTCTTTTCGAGGCACTCCTTCATATACAGTGGCATCTATTGCATCAAATATATTTTTAAGACTAGGTTGAAGCTTTTGTGTTAATGAACAAGAAAAAGCTATTCCGTCAGCAACACCAAAATGTGGATAAGGCAGTTTGTTATCATAGAAGTTCTTTATCTTCTATTTCTTACACTTTACCATTGTGTAAGCTCAGACTATATCATCAATGTAATTCACTTTACATTGTCGGGAGCTCGTGGATGTTTCATCACTGTTCTAGTGGTATACATCTAGTCGTTGAACCTTCTAACCATCCCTAGTTAGCTTGGCTGCTGATTGTCCTTATTAGTTTGGTGGAGTTCCAGCAATTCACCCGATTTATACAGGACCTCTTTATATTTAAGACAGTCTACTATATATGGATTAATTAATTGAAGTAGTTTTTTACTAGAATCTACAGAAAATCTAATTCCTTTTTCACTAGAATAGTAATAACATTTTAAGTTCCACTTATTCCATAAGAGTTCTATTAAAAATTCTGTTTGTTCTTTAGTAAAAGAAGTAGTACATAAAACTGCAAAAGATGATTTATTTTTGGGAGTATTAATATAACCATCATCCATAAACCAAATTGCTAAAGCTTGTTTATCTAAAAGAATAACATCCTCTTTATTAAGAATTTTTGTTCCTTCTGGATAATAAAGCTGTCTAAATTTAGTAAATATAGGATGAGTATTAGATTTAAAATGAAGACTTGTACAAGACCCGTTTTTATATCTATCTAATACTGCTGTTCTTGTAACTATTTTTCCAGCTAAATCAAAATCATTTAAAAACTGATGTTTCCAGTTTAAATAACAAGTTTGTTTTAATCCGTGACCAAAAGTCATACGATAGTTTTTACCTTTTGCTTGAATTTTAGGAATACAACCATCTCCTAGTAAACTTCCTCTAATAAATTGTTCTAACTTAATTAAATCATTTCCAACAATAGTAGGGTAAAATGTATTTTTCATAATTATAAATAAAGATTTGCTCTATAATATAATATACTAAAATATATTGTCTTGACCAAATTTATTTAATCCTGTCCAATCATAACAATCTTAAGATCTTTTTCAGGACATTCTTCAAAAGCTTTAAATACGTGTTTAAAAGGTGGTGTAAATCTTTTACCATCTTGTTTGTTTTTAGCTAGATTTTCTATTATTTTATCAAAATCACTTGACATAATAAAACCTCTTAGCTTTCTAGACCAACCTGATGCGGACAGTCTTTCTATAACTTTTTGTTTAATTTCTTCTATATTTATTGTTTGTGTCATAAATTTTTTTAAATTTGTAGTAAATTAAAAATATGGATCAGAAAATTAAAATGATTAAAACTGATGCTAGTGTTTCTATAACAGTTGGATCTTTGTTTATTCAAAAATTTCAAACATTATTGGTTTCTTTAAGTCAAGAACATACTCCTGAAGAACTTAAAACTTTAAATGAACTAATTAAAAAAGGTGAAGAATTACCTGAAGCTTGGATGGATAATATATTCACTGTTAGTGCATTAGTAAGTGCTTTAGAACAAGAAATAGAAAAATCAGGTCAATATACTGAAAAAGATATTTCTGATTCTGATTTAATTACTAAGAAATCAGAAAGTTAACTTCTTCTCCTATTTCTATTGCAGCTTGTATAGCTAAGGATAATTCTTCTTTTGAACATTCACCAAAGCTTTTAGCTAAAAAGTATTCTTTTCCAGAAACTTCTCTAGCTATGCAAAGTCCTGCTCTATCTTTAATTAGCAGCTTCATATTTTCTACTGTTTCACCAATGTGCATAGCTAATTGTTTAATTATAACATGTATTTTAGCTAATTGAGGAAGTGTTCCATCATCATGAGTTATTTCATAAAAAAATTCTACAATTTGTCCTTCAGGAATTTTGGATAAATAAAGTTCATATTGTTTAGCATTTGCTAAATTAATAAACTCAAGTGTTCCATTCTTTTTTATAAATTTTCCTGTTAAATGACTAGTCATACGTCAATATATTTAATTTTAGTTTGATCAAGATCTTTCAATGCTTCATTAATCCAACGTTCATCTACAGTGTCTTTATAACATAATATGTGTATAATGGCCACTTCTTCCGGGTTAAGTCTTAGTAACCTACCTATACGTTGAGATGTTTTACGTTCATTACCATAGGCATGCATAATTATACCACATTTTAAATTAGGTATATTTACACCTTCATTCAATTGTAATACACAAGAAAGTATTTCTATTTTATCTTGTTTAAATAATTCAAGGTTTTCTTCTGAGTTTGGATTTTCTGAATGTACTGAGTATGGATAAATTTTATCTGCTTGAGCTTGACTATTACAAAATATTATACACTTTTGTTCCATTCCATCTATTAACTCAATTGTGTATTTTTCTTTAGTTTTATAATCCATCATTGCTCTCATACGCATTACAGAAGCTATTTGTTCTTGTTTTTTACTTTGAGCTTCTAATATACGTTTTGTCCAATAATCATAGTTTTTCTTTTCAGATGTATAAAAAACTGAATTCTTAGACTTTATAGTGACAGGTATATTATCACTATTACTTAATGGCATTTTATGAATAATAATCTTATAATCATTAAGAATTGAATCATTGATTGCATCATCTGTAATATAATTATATACAACTGGACAATATTTTCTTACCATTTGTCCTTTTTCACTTGTAACATATCTAGGTGGTGTACCACTTAACCCTAGTATTCTGCCTCTATAATTAGCTAAAAAAGTTTCATGAGAATCTAATAAGCTATGACATTCGTCTAATATTACTAAATCATAATAATGTGGATTAGCTTTATTAATAGAGAGATATGTTGTAAATTCTATATTATCTATTGATATACCAAACTTAGATGCATCATCTTTCCATGATTCAAATATAGATAGTTTAGGTGCTACTACTAACACTCTAAGTTTATTCATATTTGCTTTCTGAAAATAATCTATATATTTTAAACCTATTAATGTTTTACCAACCCCCATGCTCAAAGCCAACCCACATCTTTTATGCATAAGAGCTATTTTTAAAGCATCAGCTTGTATAGTGTCTCTTGTATGTTTTTGTTTCACATAATTGTTTTTTAGTTATACATTTTTCATTTGGAGCTAAGAGAAAATGATTTTTATACCTCTTAACTACTCTTTTATTTTTTAAATTAACTGTAGAATTTACAACAGATTGAGAATTATTAAGACCAGGATAAAGTTCTTCTAGTTTTTTAGCAGCTGCTCTTTCTGATTCATAATTACCAATACAATTACAATCTGTATCATAAATTACTACAGGTTTTTTCTTATCATTATGAGTAGGATATTTAAGAGTACCTAATCTTTTTTGCTCTTTTAAAGTAGCTGATATTTTCATTCTAGACTCTAAAGAAGGTGTATTTCTAATAACTTCAATAGTAATATTATAATTAGGTTTTAAAGTATTTATATAATTCTGCTCTACTTTCTGAAGATTTTTATAAGAAACTTCTTCAAGTATAGAAACATTAAAACTAGAAGACCCATACTTTAAATAACTATTTTGTAGATATTTATTAGTATGGGTGCCTCTTTTAAGTTCTGAATAATGTCTTTTTAACCGATGATATATATTCTTACTACTACCTATGTAAATTTTATTATTTACAATATTAGTTATACAATAAATACCACATTTTTTAAGACCAAATGATTTAGGAATATTCATGAGTTATATGTTTTACAATATAAATATACAAATTTTTATTGAATTTTACAAATAATCCCATAGATATTCCTAAATAATAAAAAAATTAGCTGTTCTGGTACAGCTAAACCCCCCTGATTACTTTATTGTGAATATAAAACCATATCCCAGTTAGTATGTTTAACAAAAGTCAAGTAATCTATGTCTGAACCAACCCCGAGGCAAGGGTACAAGGTATTATAATAAACATTCTGGGATCATCACCGCAAATATAAAAAGTTTAATCAAATACTCTTTGTATAGTTTGGTCAAAAGGACTAAATTCTACTTGATTGTAAGATCTATATTTACCTTTTTCAAACACCATACGATCATGTTCATCATGAGTAAGAATACCCATTTCTTTTAACATAAAAGTTATGCCATCTTTTGTACTATCATATTCTATATCTTTTTTAGATTCTAGAATATGCTTGTGACCTACTACTTCTCCTTCTCCGAGGACAATACGTTTTGCTTTGTTTTTCATTGTTTTATATTTTTTTTAATTGTAAACTAATTTTCATCATCATCATCATCATCATCACTTTGAAATAATACTTCTACCTTTAAAAGATCTCCATTATCATTATATATTGCATATACAGGATAGTAACCATCACCAATTTGAGTAGTAAAAGCTACCCCAACACCTGGATGACCAGCATTATAGTTTAATTGACCATGTCCATTGTTTGACAATGTTGCTTTGCAGCAAGCATTGTAGCTAAATGGAAATTCAGAATCAGTTGCAGGAACGTCTAACCATTCACCTGTTTTGAGCAACTCATTCATGTTTTTGCCATACTTTGTAATTTCAGCTTCATAGTGTGGAAAGTCCACTCTATATTGAAGTCTTTCTTTTGTGTCCTTGTGTTCGTAAATTCTGATATCAGTAAATTCTTCTTTAGACCATTCAGAATCTATATAACATGGATCACAGAGTAGGAGTTGACCTGAATCAACTCCTACATGTCCTATTAATTTCATTTCCATAACTTTATTATTTTTTATTATGTTTCAGAATACATTAACTCAAGATATTGTTCTTTATTTAAATGATAAGGATTACTCATTTCTGATTTTTCACTAAACTTAGCTACAATAATATCTCCTTGACGATATATTTTACTAGGATGTGTTATATCTATTCTAATAGTCCAAGCTATAGCTCTAATTGCATCATATACATCATTACTTATAGACCAAGGTTGACCCGTAGCTGCTTCTCTATTTACATAAATCCAATACTCTCTATTAGTTGTAGTGCACCAACAACGTACAGCATATATAAACTCACTTCCTGGTGTAACAGGTCTATTCCAACGATCAAATTCAAATAATTTTGAACTGTCTATTTGATATAATTCATATACATCTTCAAATTCATAAGTGTATGGATCACTTTTATCATCCCAACGAGTACGTTTTTTCTTAATAACCTGTTTATCTTTTAATATTGGTTCAAACTTTTTAAATAATTCTTCTATACCAATAGAGTCAAAA